AGGAGAAAATACCCAAGCTTAAGGCCAAAGAAAGGTAAGAAGAAATAATGGCTGCTAAGAAAAAGGGTTTGTATGCTAACATACATGCAAAACGTCGACGCATTAAAAAAGGTTCCGGAGAAAAAATGAGAAAGCCGGGAACTAAAGGTGCGCCTACTAAGAAACAGTTCAAAAAAGCAGCTAAGACTGCTAAAAAGAGAACTTATAAAAGGAAAAAGAAATAATGGCACCTACTAAAAAGAAAGACCCTAAACTAACAAGAGCAGGAGTGTCAGGTTACAATAAACCTAAAAGAACTCCTAAACACCCTAAGAAATCACATGTAGTGGTTGCTAAGGTAGGAGATAAAACTAAACTTATTAGATTTGGTCAACAAGGTGTAAGTACAGCAGGTAAGAAGACAGATAAGAAATCTAAAGCCCGAAGGAAAAGTTTTAAAGCGCGCCACGCTAAAAATATTAAGAAGGGAAAGATGTCTGCTGCTTACTGGGCTGATAAGGTTAAATGGTAAGCTTTATATAGGTAGAGCTTCTATTTATTTATGGGCTCTCGCAGTAGGGCCATGGCTTCACAGGATACTTATCGCAAGTGCCTTGTGAGAGTCCCAATATGGAGATATCAACATATGAATGAAACAAGTAATAACACAGCAACAAATGAGACTGCAACTAATGAGACTACCGATGATGGTAATCTTACTGCAATCATTGAGACTGTAGAAGAATCTGGAATGTTAGACGCACTAATGGATGAGCCATTATTAGCAGCATTAGCTGCCTTGGTAGTAGGATTAGGAGCATACGCTGCTTATACTGTACCAGCAGTTAAAGAGTTAGTTTTTAAATATATTAAGAACAACGAAGCTGAGTTATTGGATTTATTAGATAAAAATCTAACCAAAGCACAGATGAAAGCTTTTGAAAAGCTAGATGCAACAGCACAAAAGCACGTAAAAGACTCTTTAGTTCGAAATGTATTGGTCACAGCATGGGATGAGAAAGACGACGAACTTGCCGCATTAGTCAAGTCTAAAGTCAAATCAGCCCTTGATGAAGGCAAAACACTTTGAACGTAGAGAAATACGAGCAAAGATTACGTCAGCGAGTCGGAGAAGCGGAATATGGTCGTCATAAAGAGCTTGTCCGTCTTCTGGCGCGCAATCTTGCTCTTGAAGACCTATTGTGGTCGGAAATTCTTATATGTGTTCGGGATGTTAACGCGAGAACAAAGCTCTTGCAGCAAAGAAATCAAATCGTTCGTGACATACATACTGAATTCAGAGCATTAAATATAGAAGTACCCACAGACATAGAGAAAAGTTCTCAGGACTTTGGGGCATTTTTAGAGGAGTTAACAGATGATGACGGACCAAACCCATCTAAAGAAGTTACTGACAGGTAAAGGCGGATTAGATTCAAGACAATTAGAGGATATATTCAAAAAGTGTAGACAAGATAAAGACAAAATGAGAAAACTTGTTCGTGCATTTTGTATTGCTTACTTAGTCGATGGTAAACAACGTCCTTTACGTCTCAGACCTTTACAAGAAGATATTATATTAGAATCCTTAATAGAAAGAAATGATGACAAACAAACTAAATTAGCTATCTTAGCTCCACGAGGCAGTGGGAAATCATTCGCTCTATCTGTTGCAGTAACAATCTACATGTTTTTTAACAGATTTAGAGATTTAGTATTTATTTTAGCTCCAACTGAGGACCAAGCAGCATTAATCTTTAATTATGTTTATAGACACTTTGCTGATAATCCTTTTCTTAATGGATTAGTAGGTAATTATAGATTTCATAATAAGCCCAACATAACACTTAAGGGGGGCACTATAATGAGAAGGGCTCCATTGGCGCCTAGTAACCAAGGACAAGCTATTAGAGGACAACACCCAACTTTCTTAGTTGTGGACGAAAGTCCCCTAATTGATGATAAATTGTTCATAGATAACGTAGAACCAGCGATAGTTTCAAATAAGGCCCCGTTCATAAATTTAGGTACACCAAAGTCAAAAGATAACCACATGTGGCGTTATTTGTATGATGATGGGTATGCTGAAACGTTTAAAAGACTCCATTTTACGTGGAGGGATGCAGTGAAAAAAGGAGATGCTTATTCAGCTCCTTATACTGAAGAAGAAATGTTAGATAAGATGACGGAATGGGGTGAAGATTCTATCTACTGGAGGACAGAATACGAATGTGAGTTTGTAGAGTCGGTAGCGAATGTATTTAATCCAGAAAAAATAAAGGGGTGTTACGAAAATTATGGACTTACTGAGTTGGATGGGGATGGAGTCTCGGGAGGAGGCGATATTAATGTTGGTGTTGACATTGGCAAATCTGTTAATTCTACTGTCATTAGTGCATGGTCCCTTGATAAATCTGACAAGGAAAATATTGCACGACTTGTTTACCTTGAAGAAATTAATGCCAGAACTGGCGGACATGATATTCCATACCAACGTCAACGTATTATGGATGTTGCCATTAAGCTTGGGGCTACTCGCCTCATTGTTGACTGTACTGGTATTGGTGGGGCGGTTGAACATGATTTACGGTTGGCGTGCTTAGATGCTAATATACATTTTGTACCGTTTGTTTTCACAGGTGGTCCAAAAGGTACTAAAACTCAAATGTATAGAGACTTTGTATCTTACATACAACAAGGAAGAGTAAAAGTTCCTAACCCTGAGAATCTCGAAAGAGATGAAGCTAAACTGATACACAAATGGACAAAGGAACATATCGACTTAGAATATACAATGGATGCAGCTAACAAAACTGAAAAAATAGCTGCACCTTCTGGAAAACATGATGATTATTGTGACAGTAGTGCTATGGCATTGCATGCTACTTTGAGTATGCTTCCAATGTCTGGTAATTTTGGTCAAAGTATAGTTTCTCGACCAATTAATAAGAACTACAATAGAAATCAAGGAAGTCACTCAAGAAGGCAACTTTTTACCACTTCTGCACGAAAAGTGACTTTAAACAAACAATCACTAAGGGGAATCTAACAAAAACTTTATATACTCATTAAAGTTAATTATAAATAGCCATGTCGTTTATAGATAATATTAGACGTCGTTTTGCTACTGTAGGTAAGAACCCTACGTACAAAGAAGATGACCCCCGAAGTTATGGAGCAGGTGTTATTCAACGCCTTAAAATCAACAAAGGGTTTGCCGTTGGCGGTGAAAAAGATTTTGAACCACACATAGGTAAAAATAGAACATACATGAATGTGTATTTATCAGACCCTATAGTTCGTAGTTTAATTGATTTACCATGTTTGTACGCAGTTAAAGATAATTTTGATATAGTTACAGCAGACGAAGACGTTAGAGAAGAAGTAGAAGAAATGTTCCGCGATATAAATATAGAACATATATTATATGGTTGGGTAAGAAATGCTCGTATTTTTGGTACAGGATATTTAGAATGGACAGGAGACAACTTAGTTCTCAGGTCTAGTCAGAATATGTTTGTAAAAAGGAATGAGCATGGTCAGATAATGTATTATTATCAAAAAGTAGGAGATGACGATGAAAACGTTAGATTCGAAGAAGATGAAATAATAGAACTTAAAAATAATCAATTCGATGATTTTGCTTATGGTCTATCTGATATACACCCTATTTTATATTTAGTGGATTTAAAAGATTATGCAGAACGAGATATAGGAGCCGCATTAAATAAATATGCTTCTAGTCGTTTTGATGTGTCCTGTGGTTTACCCGATATGCCATATGGACCAGATAAGATTAACGAAATTGTAGACGCTTTTAACAACTTAGCCCCCGGTGAAGATATAATTCACGGAAATGATATAATGATTAAAGAACTACAAGGCACACAACGAGCTTTTGAATATGGAAAATATACAGATGATATATTAGATAAAATTCATGTAGCTCTTAAAACCCCTCGAACTATGTGGACAGACCCAGATAAGGCTCGTCCAATTTTTGAACCATATGTTCGATATTTACAAACTATGATAGAAGGGGCACTTAATGCTCAACTAATGCCTCAATTAGAAAAGGGCGACGCTAAATTTAAGTTTAGACAAATTAATATTGAAGATTCTTTCACTAAAGCCAAGACTGATATGATTTATCTGTCTGAAGGAGTGTTATCACCCGGTGAAGTTAGAGAAGAGAGAGGTCTTGACCCAGAGGGAGTAGCTGAATTAGATATGGAAACCTCAGAGGATATCAAGGCATCTCCTATCAAAAAAGAACAAAGTGATAAGAATGCGAACATATCTGGAGGAAAAGACCAAGACAAAAGGGAAGAATCCTCGAGAGCACAAAACAGGGGTAACAAACCCTCCGCAAACGCAACAGGAGATAGAGCATGACATTCGAAAAATGTATGATACAAACTAAATCAAACCTGAAGAAGAGGGGTTTTGATAACCCTGAAGAGATTGCAGCCGGCATGTGTAGCATGTGGGCTGAAGAGAATGGCGTAGAGCGGGAATTTGCAGAGGGCACCGATGTCGCACCCGTTCAGAGAACATTTGCATTAGCAGTGGCTGAGGGTGACGATATAACATTTTCCAGTGATGAGGGAATCGACTCTGTATCATTCCCAGTCATCGCTATTACATCCGGACCTCACGAATATGAGGTAGAAGGAGAAGAACATAAAGTTTACATCGAAGGAGGGATGTTAAAAGATAATTTAGAATCATTTAGCGAGCTCCCGATTTATGTAGACCATCAAAGAACAACTGAGGACCTTATCGGCATGGCAACGAAGCCTGAGTTGATTCAGATGGATAATGGAAAGACCGCCATCAGGATGCTAGCAACAGTATCTAATAAATATGGTCGTGGTCAAGAAGTAATGAATAAAGTTAAGGAAGGAGACATGACACATGTAAGTATTGATTGGTTTTCCAATGATATTGATGTCATGGGTGACACTTATGCCACTAACATTCGTCCTACAGAGGTAAGTTTCATTGACAATGAAAAGATGGACCCAGTCTGTAAGGAATGTACAATAGAAGACGGAAAGGAATGTGAAACACACGAGGACTCCAATGATAAAGATTGCGACTCTGGTTGTGAATCTTGTAATATTGGAGAGAAGTGTGATGATGGAGACACAGAGGTAAATATGTCAGAAGAGACAAAAGAAACAACTGTAAAATCCGACGCAGAAAGCATTGTCGAACGTGAGTTCGCTTCACTACGCTCACAGCTTGAAGAAGCAGAAGCATCTAAGAAGGAAATCGAATCTGAGTTTAAAGCAGCTATGAAAGAGCTAGACGCATTCAAAGCAGCAGAAGAAGAGAGAGCCGAAAAAGAAGCAGAAGCCCGAAAGCTTGCAGCAGTAGAAGCTATCATATCTAAGGAAGTTTTATTCGGTACACTCGAAGAAGCAACCAAAGAAGCTCGCGTAGAAGAACTTTCAGCTTGGGATGAATCCAGATTGACTGGATTTAGCGACGCTCTTGCAGCAATGCCTGAGCCAAACGCAGAAATCGAAAGGTCTTTCGGTAAAGGTAAAGCATCAGATGATGGTGAAGAACCAGTTACAGAAAGAGAATTTGGTATGAAAGTAGAAGGCGGTCAAATTAGATTGAATCGTTCTATCTACAAAAGAGGTGATTAAATATGGCAACAGAAATTTTAATTAACGACGGTGGAGCACCAGCACGTATACTTCCGTATACCGCAGCTGAGGCTATCGTAGCCGGAGATGCATGTACTATCAATGCTGATGGTAAATTGCAAAAAGCAGACACAGGCGATGCTCTATTCAAATTTGCATACGCAGGTATCGCTCTAACAAACATTGATTCAGGAGCTGTAGGCTCTTTAATTACAGGTGTTGGAGTTGTATTGAACATTAACTGTGCAGACGTAGCAGCTGGTTCAGCTATGATGATGGGTACAGCAGTTCCCGGTCAATTAGTACTAGCAACTAATGCAGCAGCCGCAGCAAAAGCACAAGCTGTAGTATTAGAAGCAGCAGCAACGGCAGGAGCAGGTCTACATAAATGTCAGACCCTGTGAGATAAAGGAGATATAAAATATGCCCGACTACCCAACAGCAACACCCGGTTTATTGACCAGTTTGAATACTGGCTCAGTTGACGGAGGTTTAGGAGAGAGAGTACTTATTGATTATAAGGAAGCTATCATGGACTACAAAGTCACTGACCTTCCTGCAATGTCTTTCTTCGCTGAACCAATGACAACCGATACCGGTGGTAATATTGATATTACATTAGCACGACCTAGCATGAAGCTAGAACAAATAAATGAGGGAACAACTCCTGAATACCAACACACCAAGCTACGCTCCGAGCGTATCTCAGTGAAAGAATGGGGTATTGCAGTAGGTGTAACCCGCAGAATGATTGAAGATTCAAGGTTCAACGAAGTTGAAATGGCTTTGAATGAAGCTCGCAGAGCTGTAGACCGTCACATGACTGACAACGTTGTCAAAGTCATTTTCGGTGGAAACGCTGCTGATGCTACATACGGAACCGTCGCAATAGACGAAACCACAACTGAAGCAACAATCACAACGTTTGCAACCAACCCATACTCCGGATTCTTCGGAGCAGGTATGGCAGCAGCTGATATCGACAGCGGAAGTTCACGTTTGAACTCCTACGGAAACGAATCTGCAACCAGATTAATCCGTAATTCATACGTAAGAG